AATAGTGAAGATTTAATTTATATTGGTAATGCTCGTGGAACAACTTGGATAGAAATGACCAGTGATGGTAAAATTGATATCTATGCACATGATAGTGTTAGTGTTACAACTGATAATGATTTTAATATTGCAGCAGGCCGTGATATAAACATGGAAGCAGGCAGAAATGTTAATATCAAAGCCGCTGGAAAAGCTAGGGGTGCAGAGAGTGGCAGAGTACAAATTGAATCTAAAGGTAATTTTAATTTACATGTAGGTCAAACTAGTAAAATTACTGTAGGAAAAGACCAACATATTAAGGTAGATAGATCGCAATATATAGATACAGGTAAAAACTTACATATTCATACTAGTGCTGATAATAGATTAACAGCTGACGGCTCAACGCATATTACTAGTGCTAAAGAACATAGAGAAACAGCAACATATGTACATATGAACGGTCCAACAGCAGCACCTGCAAACAAAGCAGTTGCAGTTGAACCATTACAAACAGTTACATTGCCTAAAGTTAAGCCAGGCGGATTAATAACTAGTTTTGAAAGTATCCTTACAAGAGCACCACAACACGAACCGTGGCCACATCATGAAAACTCTAATCCGTTAGCATTTAAGAAAGTTGAAACAGATAGAGAATCACCAGGTCCGCTTCCTAGTTCAGACCGAGTACTTACTCCTGATACATTTAATAAAAATATGCAAGGAAGAACAGCTAGTGGTTATGTACAAGGTAGTGGAGGAAATATTAGTACAGGACATATTACAAGAGGTCCAGGTAACGGGCAACCACCTGTGCCACCTGGCGATTATACTAGTGACTTTAACTTTGATCCAGAATTAGGTTCATTGAGTGCTAGATATGAATCAAGAGGAAATCCAGCAACTATTGGTTGGGATAGTACAGGCGGCTTTAGTTATGGTACATACCAACTTGCAGCAAACGTAGGTGTAATGAATGAATTCCATGCTTGGTTAGGACGTAATCATGGAGAACTTGCATCACCGCTATTACAAGCAGGTGGACCAGCAGCAGCAAGAGCAGGCACACCGGCATATAAAGCAGCATGGGCGCAAGTAATGGCAACACCAGAAGGTGCAGAAGCACAACATCAATATGCAGTAGTTGCATATTATGCCCCAGGTGCAAGACTTATTAAAAATAGAACAAATCTTGATGTAAATGAACGTTCGCTAACAGTGCAAAATGTTGTTTGGTCAACAGCTATTCAACATGGTCAAGGCGGCGCACGTAATATATTCCAGAGAGCGTTAGCTGCAATAGGATTTCCGCCAAATGAAGTATCATTAACAGAACCAACTGATGCAGCAATAGTTAGAGCAGTATATAGTGAACGCCGTGCTAACAATGGAAGTAAGTATTTTAGAAGCAGTACAGGTGCAGTTAGAACAAGCGTTGTTAACAGATTCCATAATGAAGAAGCAGATGCTCTTAGAAGTTTAGAACAAGAAATTGCAGAAGCACAAGCAAACCCACCAACGATGGAACCGACAGATAACAGCTCTACAATAAGCCCTGTTACGCCACACAGTAGCGCACAATAAGGGGTAAATATAGTATGAGCCAATTAGAAAAAAATTTATATAAACGAGTAACTGTACAGCAACCTGTGCAAACAGCTAATACAGGTAGAAAATACAGAGGTTTTTCAACTATTGCAGACGCTAAAAGTTTTAGTGTTTACGACTTTGAGCTCATTAAACAAGACTTAATTAACCACTTTCATATCCGCCAAACAGAAAAACTAAGCGATCCTACGTTTGGTACTATTATTTGGGATATGCTCTACGAACCATTTACAGTTGATGTACAAGAAGCAATTATTGAAGATGTAACTAAAATTATCAATTACGATCCTAGAATCAAAGCAGATAACATTGTAATTGATACTTATGAGCAAGGTATCCAAGTTGATTGTACTATAAGTGTTCTTCCATTTGGAATAACGGATCAATTGCGGTTCAAATTTGATAAAGAAAACGGACTTTTATAAGTACAAAATTAAATACGCACTTTTTCCTTTCAGCTAAATATTAGTATAAACAAGGAAACGCATATGTCTGCAAATGATAGACAGTCAAGGTTATTAGTAGCTGAGGACTGGAAAAGAATTTACCAATCATTCCGTAACGCTGATTTTCAAAGTTATGACTTTGATAATTTACGCCGTACGATGATCAATTACTTACGTCAAAATTATCCAGAAGATTTTAATGATTATATTGAATCGAGTGAATATCTTGCGTTAATTGATATGATTGCTTTCCTTGGGCAAAACCTATCATTCCGTATTGATTTAAATGCACGTGAAAACTTCCTTGAAACAGCAGAACGCAGAGAAAGTGTACTACGTCTAGCACGTATGTTATCATATAACCCAAGACGTAATCAAGCAGCAAATGGTCTACTTAAATTTGATACAATCAAAACTACAGAAAATCTTCTAGATTCTAATGGGTTAAATTTAGCAGGCCTTACAATAAAATGGAATGATCAAACAAATACATCTTATTTTGAGCAGTTTGTTAAAATTTTAAATTCAGCATTACCACTATCAAACTCAATTGGCAATCCTTTAAAGTCTGCATTAATTGCAGATGTACAAACACAAAAATATAGATTAAATGCTTCTAATACTGGACAAGCAATTTACCCGTTTACTAAAAGAGTTGAAGGCGTAAGCACCCGTTTTGAAGTAGTAAGTACTGATATAACTGGCGAAAGTATTTTAGAAGAAGCACCATTGCCAGGTAATAGCCCAGCATTTTTATTCCGTGATGACGGTTCTGGCGCTGGCAGTGCTAACACTGGTTTCTTTATGCATTTCCGTCAAGGTAAATTAGAAACAGGTAACTTTAATGTTGCAAATCCAACACCAAATCAGTCAGTACAGATTGATGCTGAAAACATTAATGATAGTGATATTTGGTTATTTGCTCTAAACAGTGCAGGATTTGAAAGTAATGAATGGACCAAAATTGATGCTGTAGAAGGTAACAATGTTATCTACAATAGTTTGTTTAATAAAACTAGAGATGTATTTGCAGTAACAACACGTATTGGTGATAGAATTAACTTAGTGTTTAGTGACGGTGTATTTGGCAATTTACCAGCAGGAAACTTTAGATCATATTATAGAACTAGTAATAATCTGCGTAGTGTAATTACTCCAAGTGCAATTAATACAGTAAGTATTGATATTCCTTATCAATCAAGAAACGGTTCACAACAAACTCTTACTGTTGGACTTAAATTAAACTACACAGTTAGTAATGGTGCACCTGCAGAAACTAATACAGAAATTAAACAAAATGCTCCAGCAACATATTATACACAAAATAGATTAGTTACAGGCGAAGATTACAATATTGGACCTCTTGCAATTAGTCAAAATATTATTAAAACTAAAAGTTCAAATAGAATTTCAAGCGGTATCAGTAGATTCTTTGATCTAAAAGATGCTAGTGGAAAATATTCAAACACCAGTTTGTTTGCAGATGACGGAGTAATTTACAAAGAAGAATTTACTGAAAAACAGACATTTACATTCAATACTCAAACAGATATTGAAGGTGTTATATACAATACTATTGAAAGTATTTTAGGCAATATTAATTCACAAAATTTCTATCTTGCAAAATATCCTAAAATTATTGTTAGTGACCTTAATGCAACATGGACACAATCAGCTACAAGTACAAACCAATCATTAGGTTTGTTTAATGATATTGATAGTAATGCATATACTGTAGGGACGTTTACTGCTAATAGTTTAAGATTATTAGAAGCAGGAGCAATGTTAAAATTTGTTGCACCTGCTGGCAAACATTTTATGCCAAGCGGTATATTAATGGATGATGGTAATGGCGGTGACCATTTAGGTAAGACAAGTTACAAATGGTGCAAAGTTATATCTGTAACTGGCAACGGTACAATAATTGACGAAGCTGGACTAGCACCAATTGTGTTAAATGATGTTATACCGACAGGCGCTATATTAGAACAAATTGTGCCAAACTTTTCTAGAGCATTAATTAACGATATTAAAATAGAATTAATTGACCAAACATTTGAATATAAAGATTTTGCTCTTAGATATGATCAATATGACAGACAGTGGAAAATGGTATTAGCAGAAGACATTAATACACTTAATAATTTTGCCACAGGTAAAGCAGGTGATATTACAGGCGAAAATCTTGATGCAAGTTGGATGTTATATTTTAAGACTGATGGTGAAAAATATACAATTACATATCGTAATTTACGTTATGTAATGGAAAGTGCTGATGAAATTAGATTCTTCTTTGACGCTGCTGATAAAATTTATGATCCAGCGACTGGACAAATTGTTAGAGATAAAATCAATATTTTAAACATTAACCGTAAACCAGGTGAGCTATCACCGTTCACAAGAGATTTTGGATGGACAATTACAGATGCATACAGAGATTCAGAAGGTTATTTAGACAGCCGTAAAATACAAGTTCAATTTATTGATCTTGACGATGATGGCATAGTTGATGATCCAACAATATTTGAACAAATTGTTGGTGAAGAAGATGCTACTATTGATACAGAAGATAAACTAATATTTCAAAAGAAATATACAACTACAGACGGCGTAGAAGATTTTAAATATTTTTCAAATCCTATTGTTAATACTGTTCCAGAAATAGTTATAGTTCAAAACGAAGCTGCAATTGCACCTTATAGTTCACGTTTAGAAGGTCAAATATTTTACTTAATTGACGAAGACATTTTTAGAAAATTAAATAAAGCACTAAACAATACAACAATCAATACTGATTATAAAGCCTATTTTGGTCGTGCAGATCTAAAATTCCATTATACGCATGTTGCAGATAGTGGTTATAGAATTGATCCAAGTGCAAGTAATATTATAGATACTTACATATTAACTAAAACTTATGATACACAAGTTAAACAATATATTGCAGGATCAATTAATGTTAAGCCAAAACCACCTAGCAACGACGAATTGTTTAGAAGTTACGGATCAGAAATAAACAAAATTAAAAGTTTAAGTGACGAATTAATATATCATCCTGTAAAGTATAAAATTTTATTTGGTGATAAAGCACCAGCAGATTTACAAGTTAAATTTAAAATTGTTAAAAATACTA